TTCTGTTGAAGCACCTGATCCAGATTTTGGAATATCATCTGAAACAATAATGTTCATTCCCATGTACTGTGGAACAGAAACATCACCATAAGCGCCTGCAGAAGAACCACCAAAAGCATTAACAGTACTTGCACCACTTGGAGCTGTACCTAATCTTGCTTCTGAGTTAGTTACATAATCTAATGCTCTTCTTTCTTTAAGTGCATAAAACACTTTTGAATGCATTGCAATAGTTGTTAATTTATCTCCTTGATCACCGAGCAATGATTGAGCTTTAGAAACAGTACCAGCACCAAGAGCTGATGGTGTGTCACCTGACTCTGAATCAATTGAAAGTTCAAATAGAGCAGAAGAACTATTGTTATTTGTTAAGGAACCGAAAGCACCTTGTAAACAAGAATACAAATCTTTTTGTTTTTCGTTGTTTATGTAAGCACTTAATTTTTGTCTGATAG